CAGTCATCAGGAGTAATAACTCCTTTAAGAATAAGTTGTCTCTCTAAACACTTTTCAAATATCTGACTAAACTTTAATCTTAGTCTTGCAATGAACTTCTGAAACTTAATTTCATCCCTACTAATTTCTGAAGCTCTACCTATTGCAAAACCTGTTTCTGCTTCTAATCTCGACACTGGCACATTTAGTGCTCTGTATAATTTCTTTTGAAAATATAAAACGTCATCCATCTCTCCAAGATTCTGACCAGCTGGTAATGTAGTAATTTCTGTACCTTTACCACCTTCTCTTCTTGGGAGCCAATAATCTTCTAGCATTGTCATAAACTTACGATCGTCTCTCAGTTCTCCTGTTGTCGCATCGTAAACTAATCTATTCTTATGCTTAGCCATCATATCTCTAAGATATTGTTCTGCTTTTAATTTAGGAAGATTACCAACATCGATATAGAATATTCTTCTTTCTGGTGCTCTAGATATTCTATAGATAACTGTTGCATCTTCTAATACTCTTAATTGGTTTAATGGTTTTATTGCTTTGTGTAAATGAGATAATACCATTTTATTATCTTCACTCATTAACCCTGAAGTGCAATGTAGTATACTATCCTTAGCAATTTTTATGCCTTGAGTAGTACCTTGAGCGGGATTGACTGTTCCTGGTCCGCCTTTAAAACCTTTATCATTGTACATGTAATATTCTTGTTTGGTCTGTGCTAGCTGTATAGTGTTAGGTCCAGTACCGCTACGTTTCTTTTTGACCTCTCTAACTTTTCTAATTTTTCTAGGATCTATATACCTTAATTCTTGAATACCATTTTGTACATTTTTCTCGTCTATGATGATATGATAGTACATTCTACCATCAATGTACCAGTGTCTAAATATTTCGTATGCTTGACGTTCGAAGTCCAGTAAATCTTTTACATTTAAAAACTCTTCGTTTATTTTTGTTTTGATTGAATCTGATACTTGAACCGCATCTAAGTTGATTTCTGCTGTATGGCTATCTGGATCATAAACAATAGATTCGTTTACGATATCATCGATAGCATTTTCACATTCTGGCTGCATGGCCATGTTTCTATAACGAGTTACTAACTCGCCTTCTGTTTTACTTGACTGTTCGAGATCTACATACTGTCCGTATACACCACCTTCCGCAACAACGACAGCACCGTCATCTTGTGTAGGCGGCACAAAAGACCCCAGATCTTGGTCTGTTGTCTTTCTTTTGATTTCGAATCCGAATAATTCTGCCATTGATTACCTCATAATATATTTATTAGAGCAATAGAATACCCTAATAAAGATATAAAGGCAACGGTTAGTTGCCTTTTATCCCTAGTTTCCGCCAGCGTTGCCTGTAGAACCACCAGTAACTTCCCACCAGTCGTACTGGAATGTTACGTTAAATTCTTGGATTACATCTGTCGCATTCCAATCAACGTCCATTTCAGTTATGTTTGTCGGGAAAATTCCATTGAAGGAATATTCTCTGATTGGTACTCCAGTCTTAGAATACTGTATAACCTGTGCTGTTGATTTATATGATAAGTCACTAGCTGAACCAAAACCTCTTACGTTGCCTAGGTGTGAGTTGATTGTGTTCATCCACTCTTCCATAGCATTTCTAATTAAGAAATCTTCGTCGTTAATAACTGTTACGTTCCATTCAGCAAATGTTCTATCGCCTGCAATCTTTACCTTTCTACCAAAGTATGGTACTTCAATAAAACCTAAAGTTGATGCTGGGACCTGAGAAGCTCTCACTAAGAAAGGTGTCTTCAAGTCTGCTGCAGCGTTTGCAGGGTTCGATATGTTGACTTGGAACAGGGTAGGTCTAGCACCACCAAGGGATAACTGGGACCTAATTTCGTTAATGTTAAAAGCCATTGTTTTCTCCTATTCCTATTTATTAAAACTGTCCAACTACTTCTGAGAATTCAACACCACTTCTTACTGCTACAAAGTTTAGCTGAATGAAGTTAATTGATCTTGAAGGTTTGACATATATGTCACCTATGAATTCATTTCTATCGATGACTTCTCCTGTGTTGTTTGTATCATCACATACAACTCTAAAGTCAACAATACCTCTTCTTCCTTGTATATCTCTTAAGAAAGGTTCAACAAGATTCTTAAACTGTGATCTTGTGAATGCATCATTGAACTCAAACAATGAGAACTTAGATGCTGTTGAAATTGCTTTCTCTAATACAATGAATAATCTTCTTACATTGATTCTATCGAATGCAGATGGTTTACCTAGTAATGTTTTATCACCAAACAAGATTGTACCTTGTCCTGGGAATGTTACAACTGGGTTAATATCTGATTGATATAATCCGTCTCTTTCTGCTTTCTTAGGATTGAATGCTAGTTTAACAAGGTTTTTAATTCCACCTCTGTTGTATCCAGCTGGTGAGAACCAAGCGTCTCTTAGCTCATCACTTCTTACTGCTAGACCAGCAATGTCTCCATTTAATGGAATGTATCTATAAACATCATCATACTTATCGTATTGATACTTATAGCCACTATCTAAAAATGCGTAACTTGAATTTGTAATATCGTTTCTAAAAGTTTTGATGTCGTCAAGTTCTGATCCAATGTTATCTACTACGTCACCTTTTTCTGGTGAAGCAAATAAAACACAATCCTTTCTGCTTTCACAAATGTTGTCTACAATATATTTTGCAAGATCAGCACCGTTAGTACCGCCAATAGCTTTACCTTGTAGGATTAAGCTAACATCGATATCTTCTGCTGACTTAAATAAGTCGTAACCATCTGTTACATCTGCTAATGCAATTGATCCTTCAGCTGCTGAGTCTACGCCCAACTTCAATGAATCAATAGTTGCTAATGAACCTG